GTGTGAAGTTAATTGGAGACCCTTTAATGAGCTAAGAGTTGTATCGGTTGCAATATTGGTTGTATCAAAAGAATATGGGTTCTTGACAATACCAATTTGGCGGAAGTTATTGTTTACGATAAAGTCGGTTCCACCTTCGGTACCGCTAAGACGGATACGGAGACCAATGTAATAACCCCCGAGTTCGGAAACCGGATCTGTGCCATGCCCATTCTTAGGTGAGAGAACAGCACGAGCGGTTGCGCCGGTACCATTCCCACCTGTAAGAGTGACATAAGCAACCTTGTAACCGGAACCTGCATTTGTCTGGAAAGTAGAACCCGTACCTGTTACTCTTACTTCGGTAACTTCGCCGGCAGAAATAACTGCGGTGGCAACTGCACCGGAACCATCACCGAATACGTCGACAGTAGGAGCAACGGTGTAATTTGAACCACCATTAGTAACTACATAACGGTAGATTTTACCGCCAAGTTGGTCGGCACTATCATTTTGATATTCATATTTAACTTGTTCATCGGCAGAAAGATCATTTATATCTCCGCCCGTTGGAATTTTTACCGTTTTTACAGGGATATAGAAGTTTGTGAGGAACTTTGTTGCTTCCGTAGTGAATACGGTAAACATATACTTCCAGATATAGCCATCGGCTTCGGCCGTTGGATTTATGTTGGTCTGCGTTGGTTTTACTGTAGAACCCAAGCCAGTGGCCGGTGCTTTAATACATTTGTAAACCTTAAATTCATCGGTAATTATATAGAAGTTATCCGAGAATATATTGTCATCTGCATCATCCCAAGCAGCATAAACACTACCTGAAATCCAGTCGTGACGTGGAATTATATTTATGACATCGGACGCCGAAGCGCGCTTCAGCGCAATCGCATTCTGCCACGCATCATTAACATCAACAACAACGTCTACCGGATTCGGAGCCTCGGTATCGGTATTGTCGGTAATGACGTCGGACCAAGCATCGGATTTGCCAATAAAGAGATACACGCTGTTGTCAGTATCGATAATTGAATCACGGAAGTTGTTGGCATTTTCCGTGCGAAAGTTTGATGTGATGATTGCTGCCATATTAGAAATTTATCTTAAGGTATTGAAGAGATGGTTATCTCGGAGCCGACGTTATTCCAAGGGACAACGTTATTTATAGTGTCCTGGACGGTATAATTTGCGTAAGAATACATTGATGTACCTGGATCAAAAAAATGTGCGATTGAATTATAACGAGTCTTGAGCATGGTACGATGCTCCGAATTGGTTGCTTTGATAGGAATCTGGTCGATAAGAACAGTAAATTCTGTACCGACATATCCTGCGGTGACCTGAAATTTAATGTTAGTAAACTTGCCAGCCGTTGTAAAGGCCGTACGGAGGTATGGTTCCGCGCCCGGCGGTATTATTTCATCTAAACGATACTTTTTAGGAAATGAAATAAGTGCCTGTGTATCAGGCATACCAACAAAAACATTGACCGGAAGGTCTTCATCTCCGATGAGACCGGGCTGGAGACGCCGCATGGAACTAAAAATACGGCGATCGTCTTTATCCACATTATCAATATCAAGATCAGTGAAGAAATTGGAATTATCAAGATAAATTACAATTTCACCAAAAAAGATGAAACCAGCCGGGTGAACCAACTTATTGAATGGATTACTCCATGCATCGACATTATTGCCGGTGCGGATAACGTATGAAAACTGTTGATAAAAGTATGAGTCCTGAATTTTTATTGTATCCGAAAGGAAACCCTTATTGCTGGTATAGATGCCTGGTTCAAAAAGTGGGTTACCTGCCGAATCATAAAGACGATTTCCCAGTTGATCATAAATCGGACGACGACCATTTCTATCCCATGTTCCCGATGAAGGAATCAGCATATCATTTTTGGGATAATAGACTTCCGCAGTATCGTCAAACAGAATCTTAAAAAACAAAACAATAGAATCGCTGGAACCGCGCACCGAATAGTATTGCATTAGGTTCTTGTACAGCTTTACTTTATCAAGAATCTGATTCTGGAGAGTTTTGGGAATTGATGCGGCAATTTCCTTTTGGATTAGATCAATGTACTTATTTTCTGCAAGGTCAATATCTCTTGAATTGTTGATTGAATTTAATTCATAGCTTGTCTGCCCAATTTCATTTAGGTGACTGTAATAATCTTTAAGGAGACCGATTAAAGCCGTCGAAGAAGAACGCAATTGGCTTGGAACCAATGATTCAACACGGATCGTTTCCTTCGTCTTACGACGAGTGCTTGCAAGAGTCTCAATCGAATGGGGCATGATTAACGGTGGCGAGCAGTTGTATTGTAATTAATCGCACCAGCAGAACCTGCAACAGCAATTGTATCAATTTCTCCGATGACAGTTGTGCTCAATAGATCAATTTCAAGAAGTTGATTTCTTTTTGGAGCCAGGTCATTCGAATTCGGAACCACGGTAATACGGATTGAGGTATCATTATCTGGTCTGAAACCTGAAAGAGTTACCTTACCTGAAGCAGGCTCAATCAGTCCGGCATCTTTAATTCTAATTCTGCTACCATTTACAACTTTATACAGGTAAACGGTGCGGTTGTTTGTCCCGTTGATGGGTGTATCACCAAAGTAATGCTCGACGCCATTAATTAAAAATGCAGAAGACTCAATGATGTCTTCCGTAGAAGATGTTTGATAGATTGGTGATGAGTATTCTAGGATAAATGAATTGTTTACAGCCGGGTTGGGTGTAATGTTCTTGTACATGTATACACGTGCCGCAGAATTCAGAATTGATGGATCGGATTTGTCAATATCTCTGAGGAATTGAGAAAAACGAAAAACACCATCGAACTTTTTCAGGTTATTGTCGTTATAATTGCTTATGGTATTACGGATCAAAGCCTGAAGTTCAATCTTGGTGCGATCGGTAAGATTTGGATTGTATTTAAAATACACATCAAGAGTAAGGTATGTGTATTGCGGATCCACAATCACCGGAGTAATTGATACCACATTCTTACCCTTCAGTACGGTACCGGTGATAAAATTCTTTTGGTCGGCACTAAGAAAATCGGCGCCGTTTGGTTTAATTGCAATGTAAACCTTACCGTAATCCGGGTCTTGTTGGTCCTCGCCGCCCCAAACGGAAATACTTTCGATATAACCAACGCTCTTTAGAATGAGTGCGCGATAGTCATCGGCAGTTACGGCACGATTCTGCGCAACAAATGTAAGCGGAGCATTGTAACGGACCGACTCAATACTTTCACGAAAAGATCCACCATATGAAGCCGTTACGGTTGTTACCGATGTTACATTGTAACCGGAAACCATATCGCTTGCGGTAAATGATGTGGCTCCGTTTGCTGTTCTACCACTTGTATAGACATACTCAATTTCTACAATATTATTTGAAATTGGTTTTCTACCAAGAATACCATCACCAAAATAGATTTCATACGTGCCAATTGAATCTTCTTGTAGATAATAAATCTGAGATGAATTGTTGATACCGACAAGAGTTGTAAATTTGGTATAAATCGAGTATTCTTCAGACTCCTCATTTGCCTTAACACGAACACGCATTGTGTTTGTATCAATATTTTCATCAGTTATTTTAAACTTCTGATTCACTAATGAATTGTCAACTCTGTAAAGCATGCGTTTCAGAGTTCCCTGAGTCACTTCAACATTAGTAAAAGAGTAAACACCATTTAACAATGGAGCCTGAATTGGTTCAAGAACAACAAATGAATACGATGTTTGGTCCAAAGTAGTATTAAAACTGGTACCACGTGCCAAAGTAATATATGCCGGAGGATTTGTACCAGCGGTAACATTGAAGCTAATGACTGCCTTGGAAGATGAAAAAGAACGAGGAACATAACCCAGAAGTTTGGCATGTGAAACTACATTACCACGAATCTGAGCAGAATCCAGAAAACTCTCATTCAATGAAAGATGCGCAACCATTGCGTTGTAGTGGGTATTGTACGCAAGAATATCTAGAAGAAGAGAAAGACCCGAACCATCAAAGTCCCAAGAATCATATTTGGTCTGAGAACGGAAGTGATCTTTAATGGAATCTTTGATTTTATCAAAATCAAGTTCTGTTACGTTGAATTGAGCCATGGTGGTAAATTAGCGAAGTCTTTGTAGGTAAAGAGTCATGTCGACCGAGCGATTTGGTACAATTACTCTAAAGGAGATTGTGATCCCGTAACGGTTGTTGTCGGAATCGTCAACAATATCGACACCAACGGAATCAATTCTTGGTTCATATCGATCAAGAATGTAATGAATTGCGTTACGGAGTGACGCAATTGTGAGTCGGTCGGCTGGTTCAAACAACATTCCACTGATATTGCCACCCACATTCGGTTGAAACGGTCTTTCGTTAAAATTTGTAAGAACAAGATTTCTTACGGCATAAACAACGGCATCAATATCTGTAAGTGGAACAATATCACCACCCGTAACTCCATCCAAAGTAAGACTCAGGTCGAAATCGGTGTACAGAGCTTTCTTGGATACAACCGCCGATATGGTATCGGTGACATTGTAATCGGAATAATTCTGTGAACGGATCGCTGGCATAGAGTGATGCTATTTATAACACTTTCCGGATGTTATTTTACGGGTTCGGTCGATCCAGAGTAGGCTTGGACGCAATATAACCTGCGGCTTGAGCACTAGTCGATGAATTTGATTCTATTGAATTGGATATACTTTGCACATTTAGTAAGCCAGAAGCAACATCTTTATCTTTAACATTCTGTTTGA